TTTAGTTAAACTAACCATAGCTTTAACTTTGGGGTGATTATATAATTGACTTATTTCCTCATCTGTTAATTCACCATTCAATAAATAAATGTTAGGTAAATTTTTAGTTTTCATTGTTTTCTTAATAGAAGTAATTTTTCTTAAAACATCTTCTCTATCAATATATGATGATCCTACTTGACTTGTTTTAAGAATTAATGCTGGTTTCTTCATTTTATTTTTAAATGTCTCATAAAATGATTTGATAACCAACCCAATATTTTTTCTATCTTCACCTAAATCACCTTGCATCCAATGTCCAACAGCTAAATAACAAAACTCTTCTTTAATATTATCTAATTTAGATAATTTTCTAGTTTCCTCAGGCTTGTAAATATTAGTGTTAACACCCTCAAATAATACTTCAATAGGTTTATTAAATTCAACTTTTATTTTTTGGTTAGTTTGTTGATTAATACCATCAAATTTAGAACTTAAAATAATATCTTTAGCATGATTAGATGAAGCTAAAATCAAATTCATTCTGTTGCATCCTTCAATCAATTGAGGGGGACAAATAGTAGTTTCAACACCAGCTGTTACTCCAATATTATATTTTCCTACAGGTTGAAATTCTTCAGGTACAGTAATCTGCATCCAGATCTCAGGTTGACGTGGTATTTGGCCTTGAGGTAAAATTAGTTTCTCTAGAAACCCCCATTCTTTATTATTGTCTTTAACAAAACCAAACGGTGTATTTCCCCAACGTTGAGATAATAATCTAATATCATATTTATCTGAGTTGATTATAGCTTTGATTAGATCTCGACTTCTAGCACCATATCCACTATAAGTGTCAAATGGTGATGAAATTATAAATAACGGTTTACTCATTAGTATAGTAATTTATGGTTTAAAACTCTTTCTTTATATTCATTAACATCAATTAATTCATAATTATCTCTAGGTACCCAAGTATCAAATAATGTGTCTAAAGTATTAATTATTCTTTCACCCATTTTCTCAGATGTAAGGCTTGCTTCATCACTTAAAGCCCATTCACGACCTTTTAATCCTCGAACTGTTCTTTCTTCATTACTCAAATTATAAACATTCATAATTTGTTCAGCAGCATCTTCTGGGCGGCACCTATCATCCCAGATATAAGGAGTTGGAGGTGAACCTACAAGTGATCGGTTATTTGGATATACTGGGAATGCCCACTCACCATGTTTCTTAATAGTACCATTATGGTTAGATGGAAAATCAGCTGTAAAATCAATCCAAGAACCATCTTCATCCTCAAATCTCATTTGATCTTGCATACCTCCAGTCACATTAGCAATAATTACTTTGCCTGCTAAAATAGCTTCAGTTAATGATAACCCCCAACCTTCATTTGATGTTAATAAAATTTGAGCATCAGAAGCATTATATAACATATTCATCTGGAATGAATTTAATGGATGTTGAGAAAAATAAATATTATACCTTTCATCATTACCAAATAATAATTCTCTAACTGCTTCTAAGTCTGTACCATTATCATCTACTACTTGAGTATGTAATACAAAAGCGCATTTTTTAGCTTTATCTTCAGGTAACTGATCAATAAAGTATTTATATGCTAACATTGTATCTGGAATTTGTTTCCTTCTAATGTTACGAGAATTAAAGAATAACATAAAATCAATCTCTTTACCTGAGAATAGATTTTTCTTAAATTCTACAAATTCATTATAATTTTCAGATTCTGGTGTAATAGGTTTGAAAATATCTTTATTTAAACCATGAGGTACATAACTAATAATTCTATCTTTAGCTACATCACCTAAAACTAATTCATTAATATTTTTAGTTTGTTTTGAAATAGCTAACAACGCATCACAAGCTTCATAATATGGTTTATTATAAAGTGGAGCAGGGTAGTCATCCCAAATGTTTAAATAAATAATAGGAATGTGTCTCCTAATTTCATTCTCCATCTGGAAAATATGAATGAAATATCTAGGATCAGTGATCAAAAATAAAGCGTCAGGTTTTTCAGTTTCAATTAATTGGCGAACCATCATAGGATCACCATAACCATTAGATGGATATAGAAAAACAGATGAATCTGTTAAACCTGAATGATTATTAGTATCAGAACTTAAATCAAAACGTTTTCCTTGATCTGGATGGTTTAATGCTCCACCAATGTTAATCCAATTAAAATGTTGGGCGGTATTTATTACTACTTCTTTACCTACAGTAGCAATACCTGAGTGTAATCTAATGTCATCACAAATGAGTAGAATCTTTTTTCTATCATTTGGTGGTAGATAACCAAATTTTTCTTTCATAAACTTTTTAATTTTCGTTTTCTATTTTTAAATTGTTGTGGTTGTGAATCTTACGGCGAAATTCTTCATCAGTAAGATATAAATGAATTGTTCGATCGGCAAGCTTTTGTAGTGAGAATTTATGCTTGACACAAGAAACTTTAAATTGTTCAAATAATTCACTCTGTACTTTGACAGAGGTTAATGTCATATCCTTTTTGATCATACCCGTTATTTGATATACATATATACATACTCAATTTCTGTCACATAATTTTTTATCATCTTTAAAAGGACAATAACCACAACTAGTTTTACTTGGGTTTTTAGTATATTCTTTTACTTTTATCTCTCCGTCTTTATCAAAGCAATCTTCAATAAATTCATTTAATAATGTTAATGCTTTCTTGGTTTTAATTTTACCTGAGGCTGGAGTATATGTTTGGAATCGTTTAATAGCAAATTCACTTTCATATAGTTTCCTTTTAACAATTAAGAATTCAACTTCAATATTCTCTTCAGGAACATTAAATTGTTTTGAATAAAAGTTTTTATAGAAAACTAATTGAAATGTTTTCATTTCATCTTTCTTTTCCTTATCACCCCAACCCCAAGTACTCGTTTTTATATCGTATATAACAAACGTGTTTGTTGTTTCGTTATACAATACGAGGTCCAAATAGCCCTTGTATATAATGTTTTTATACGCGCTATTAGGCACTATAACCAACGGCACCTCAATCCCTACTAAATGCCATCCACGTTTACTAAAGTAACTACTTCTATTCTTTTTTAAGTAATCTAAAATAGCAACACCATCATCAAAAAACTCTCTCATTTCCTCAGGTGATGAGAAATGAACTTTATTGTTTCTATTGTATGCTTCTTTATATAATGAAGTAAATTTATCTTGAAATACTTCTTCTAGATTAATTTTATCAGCAGCAGTACCACTCACATCATACATTACTTTAATATAATCTTGCATTACTTCATGTATTGAAGTACCAAAGATAGTATGAATTGAATCTTGATATGGAGCTAATTTTTGTCTGTAAGTCAAATCCCACTTATGTGGACATGAAGCGTAGATTTGAAGTTGACTAAAAGATATAGATTTTTGATAACTATAGTTCACCTCACGTAGTGTGTGGTTCTGGATTTCTTTTAGTATGGATGGAGTTTTCTTAGCCATTATTTCTTCCAATCGCCTCGTTCAACAATCTGAGCAATGATACCGTAATTAACAATATCCTGGTAGGTATCTTTTAATGGTTCATTATTTGCTTTATTACCCATTAATAAGTTTTTCCAGCGATTAATTTTATCATTAATACGATACCACAAACCAGTCATTGCCAAGTTCACTTCATCATCATTTTGAAGTAATGTACCAGCAGCGATATTAGTCATACCATAATCTAAATGCTTTTTAGCAAACAATAAAAATTGTTCTTTAACAATCTCTTGATAAGCATTAGCAATTTGTGGGTACTCAGTCTTCAAATGTTCAATAATCTCTTTATCAGTCATGACTTTGTTTTTAATAGTTTTTTAATTTCTTTTTCTTCAATTCCCATCTTTCTAAAGATAACATCAATTTCCTGAGGTTCCAAAATTTCAGCATACTCTTTAGCCTCTTTAAGAGAGCATTGATAGTATTTCTGCAAATACTCTGCTATGTCTGATTTGGGTTGTTTTGCTCCTTTAATGTACTTGGCCCATATATCTTTCTTAGGTAGAAATTCAGAATAAATTACATAAATTTTTTCCTTTTCAGTGTATGGTATTTTTTGAACCATGTTAACTAAATCAGTATATGGTTCATGCATGCTTAACACACGATGAACCATATACGGATTGAACAATTCTTTTTCTTCATCACTAAATGAACTCCATGGAGCTTTAGTTTTAGTGACTTGTTTAACCCAATCAAAAACAGTTTTGATCATTATTTACTAGTTTCGTTATATTCAGCGTATTCGTCACGAAGTTCTTTAGGTAACATCTCTACCAATACTTTACCTGTTTTTACATCATAGAAACAAGGTACTGGAATTAGACCATCTTGTTCTGTACCTGATACAAATTTTGATACTGTACGTAAAATAACACCTTCTTGGAATACATGATTACCTTCTGGTGATGTTAGTGCTTTTGTTGCCTTGATGTCTACGTTCATGTTAGGCATTTGTCCTGTTTTACTCATTTTATTGTTTTTAATATTTGTGATATAGTTGACATTAAATTAATTTCCTTATCAATTCTAAAATTAGATTGATATTGCATCTCAGATAAGATTATTGATACTTGTCCTTCATTACCTGGAGCATATTTACTTGCTTCATCATATAAGAAGCGATACATTTCATCATAATCATTAACACCTGAATCAGCTATTATCTGTCTA